GTATTTCTGCCTTTTGTCAGCAATATCTACAATAGACCTCTTTAAATTGCCCGGATAATATACGCCCGTTTTGCGCCCTTTCCCGGCGGGGGCTTTAATGCGCCCGATTATTTTAGGCGTATTATAAGTGTAATGTATTTTGTTGTTTACAAAAGAATTTGCAGCACGTTTGCGCGCGCTTGCAATAATAACAGGCGCGGCGGCTTTGGCAATTTCCTGCCGCAAATCCCAGCGGGTGATTTCCCGGAACAGTGCGACAATGCGGCGGGTAAATTCATCGGCACCATCCAGGCGCGCCTGCACCGACGGGGAAAGATCAACGCGGGCGCGCTGTCTATTCTGAAATCTGTTAAAATTACCGCTTATCGCCATTGTGATTTCATTTCGTTATCCCACCGTTCAAATAGTTCCCGCCGCGCCGCTTCCTCAGCTGCTTTGTCCACCGGAGCCGCCGCCGTTGGCTTGATCTCCCAAGGAAAAGTAATAAGGTCTTGCGGCTTTAGCGTTTTGCCCTTGCTCATGTGTGGCTGCAAACTAATTGCGGCCATCCATCGCGCGCGTTCCCAGTCGTCCTGCCGTTGCGTGCTTAGTGCTTCGGCGCGCGCTTCGATTGTTAGGATAACGCTTTTAAGAGTCATATCCCAGAAATCACTGGGCGCAATGCCGTAAGTACCAACTGCAAAACGTTCTACCTGCCCCAGCGTTAGCGCTTCGCCTTCGTCGGGGCTTTCGGGTTTCCCTCAGCGCCGGGCATGGACTTTGCGACAATGTCCATGGCCTTTTCCAGGAAGGCCGGGTTTTCATCCAGCAAGTCGCCAACGTCTGTAATGGTGTAAGAAAAGTCTTTTCTTTCCTTCCGATGCCCGTCCTTTATGCCGTGCCAAAGCAGGCTAAGCAAAATTTTAGGCTCCATATTTTCCCCGAGCTTCGAAAAGTCGGCTAAGGTCATACCATGCTCATCGCAAAACTGTGCGAGGGCGGCCATGCCAAAACTAAATGGTACTTGACCGCCCTCGATTTGTATATACTGTGTTGCTTTCATGAAGTAAATTGATTGTTATGGTGTCATCGTTACCGCGCCCGTGATTGTCCATGTTGCGCTATACGTTGCGTTTTCTTCAACCGCTGCGCTCATCTCCAGGCTGGTAATGAATGCGGTGCATTGCCAGTACGGCGTGCCCGTCACGTTGGGCTGGAATTTCACCTGAAGCTTTGTGCCTGCGTTGTAGTGGGTAAAAAGATCGTCAATGCCCAAATTGGTCGTATCGAATGCGATAAGACCCTCGCTTTGCAGCGTGCCGGAGCGGCGGCCAGGTTCTACGGAGGTGTAGGATGCGACGTTGTCCTTCGTTAGCGTTTCGCGGGTCTCGGTAGATAGCGACATGGTACAGTTTGTCGCCTCACCGATGGCTATGCCGCTTGCATAAATTCGAAAATTAGTTCCATTTACAACCGTTACCATTTCGTTTATTTTAAGTTGCTAAAAATTTATTCTTCTTCCTCCACGCCGTAAAATTCTGGCGGGAGGTAGTAATTATTTACCGTTATGGGCTGCCGTTCTTCCGGCGGCTTTGGCTTATAGTCGCGCCGGGTCTGGTCTTGGTGGACAAATGCCACCCCACCGCCAACAAGCTCCGCTGCCATTTCCTCCGTTACGTCCGGCTGATCGCCGGGCTTCCACTTAAAAAATGGCTTTATTATTTCAATGATCATCTGTTTTGCCTGAATTGATACTCCTGCTCAACTATAAAAATGTGTTTGTCCAGGTGCATAGAGCCGCTGCTTTGCCCGTTAAACTTGCAGCTTTGAACATTTACCCCGTCATAGGTGCCCGACATCCGGTCAAGCGCGGCGCGCACCTTTTCGGCAAGGTCAATCGCAACGGCGTAGCTATCTGCGTAAATCATTAATCCAACACTTACAATGTCCAAAGGTGATGCACCGTCTTTTATATCCGTCGGTGCTGTGTCTGCTACGCTATACACGATAAAGGGATACGTTGCATCCTGCGTTGCCATATCCGGGTAAATGCGCGTGCTGGTGATGGCCGTTACCGCCGTCGTTGCGCTTAGCTTGCCGTATATTGCTTTTCCAATCATGGCTTTACGGCTTTTGCGCTCAGCACATTGTATTGTCGGCAGTTGCTTTCGCTTATTGCTTCAATATCGTAGTAACGCGAATCGTGCAGGATGCGGCTAATTTCGTTTACATCCGTTCTTTTTCGGATGGTGAAATTTACATAGCTAATTGCCGTTTCCTGCCCAGCCTCCTCGGTCTCTTTGCTTTTGTTTAGCCTGTATTCGATATTTGCCCAAACGCTTGCAAGATTAGACCATGATTCGACTCTTTCGCCGAATGTGTTGGTCGTCTCGGTCTTGTTTTGCAGGGTAATATACTCCTGCATCCTGCCGATGCGCTCAGCGCCTTTGTATTTGCTCTTTAGCTCCATACAAATATCCTGTATCCTGCTGCTTGTAAAATGTATTCTGCCGCCGTTGGCATTTTCTTTACATAGTCCGTGCGGTTGTCGTACATATCCGCAATAGTTAGTAGCATCGCCGTTTTTATGGCCGCCGGTACTGCGCTTGAATTGTCGTAGCCTGCTGTATAGATTGCCGAAGCATTGCCCGGCGTGTTCTGCGTATCCGGCCAGGTCTGATCATATTTGCGGATAATGCGCGGGGGCATGGTTACCGTATCAACCCGGTAAATCCCCGATGCCATAACTTGCACCGCGCCCGCGCTATCCAGGTAATGCAGCCCGGAGACTTCGCGCAGCGGGCTGATGCGAAGATTTAGCGTGCCGCCCTGCGGTAGCCCATCGAAGACTTCCAACACGGTTTGCGGTAAAAGGGCCAGCGCACAATGATTTTCCACCCACTGCCGCGCGGCGGTGATAAGCGTGTCAATAAGTGCGTCATCAGACGTACTATCAACCTTTAGATAATTTTTTACCTCCGACCTTGTCAGCGGCTCCGTTGTGGGTGCCGTTGTTACCTTGTACGCCACGTTTTATCTTGTTTTGTGTTGCCTGTGCCTTTTCGTATCCGATTGCAGGCTCGGCAATGCCTGCCTGAATCAATCGCTGCGCTTCTTCCGGGCTGGTCTGGTAAACCGTGCCGGCGGGCATGGAAAAACCAACGCCCGCCAACGGTTTTATCAATCTGATGCTTATCATGCCTGCAAAAGGACTTTGATCGCACCCACCGGAATAAGTTTGCCGTCGTATCGGCTAAATCCGTAGAAGCCCACGCTGAAATTATCCAGAAAGAGTTCATCGGTACGGATAAATACCGGGTTAAGCACCTCGCGAATCAGATAATAAGACCAATTGCCAAAAGCTACGGTCTTTTTTGCCGTTGCGATGCTTTCCATAGACTGATTGATCACGTATGGGAATCCCCAAATCGTAGAAGGCTCGCCGTCCCGCATCGAAGGCACCCATAGCGGCGTTGAATCTGAGCTACCAAGTTGCAGCTTTTTGATTGCGGCAAGGGTGCTGTCATTCATCATAAACGCGACGTTCGGGCCAACCCGGTACGCTGGGTCAACGCTGTGGATAAGGTCGAGCAGTTCGGCGGCGGTGATTGCCGTTGCGCTCGCCGTAGTCTTGCCTGTCGGTGCGCCGTTGCTTGCTGCCAGGATGCCCGTCGGCTTTGCGCTGCCGTTGCCTGTCGTGAAATCGGTGTTGATGGCGCGCCCGAGGCGGATAGCCATCATCTGATTGATTTCTCCGGCTGCGTTCACCGCCTCATCCTGCAACCATTCGCGGGATACGATGATCTTGGTGCGGTAGGTGTATGCAGAAAGTTGGATACGGGATATGCTGAAATCCTGCGTAGTTGTCGCGGATGCTTCCGCCGTCAGCAGCGCACTTGTTGCAGTGTCGTCAACGTAAGGCTGATTCCAAATGCCCCCGCCGGAGGTGCGCACGATGCGCGCGGCGTTGTACATCCCGCCGTACTGCTTTAGCGTCATCACAAAATCCGGGGAAAGTTCGGTCGGCACAACGTAGCCGCCGTAGATTGCCCCGGTGGTCTCCGTGGTGATGGTGCTTGTGCCCCGCTGTTCGCCCGCTGCCAGGGCTGCCAGGCTTGCCTGATCCATGTACTTTTCCCCGCGCCGGATGTACTTATCAAAGGCTTCGCGGTAGCCAATGGCGGGCATTGCCTGTGGCTCGCTGATGCTAATGCCGTTGGCAAAGTTTGCACCTTCCATACCGGAGATAATGCTGCGCGCTTCGATGGCGCGGGAAAGTTCCTCCTGGTCGCCGTGCATACGCAGAAAAGTCGCGTTTTCCTCTCCATTAAGGTCGCGGCCTTCCGATTTTGCACGATTCACCAGGTCTTTCATTTGCTCACGAATATTCATATAGTCGTGCCGCAATTCCTGAACTGATTTCATGTTTTGAAATTTTTAAATTAACAAATCCTCTGCCGCGTCACGGAGAGGTGTATTTTCTGGCTTTTGTGCTACTTCCTGCCATGCCTCCAGGCTGCGAAGTGCAACACTGGTTTCCTGGTATGCGGGAAATGTGACGGGGCTAACATCAAAAAGCCTTTTAATTCTTTTAATTTTGCGCTTCGGCTTCATGCCCGCGCGCTCCTCCCAGTCTTCTTTGTCTATGGTAAAGCCAAAGGAGCTTTGGGTAATGTCACCGCGCCGCAAAAGTTCCCGAAGATCGCGCCCGGCGCTTGTGTCGGGAATCGTGAACTCATAGCGCAGACCGCGCTCATCTATGCGCAGGGATAACGTGCCGGATGCGGTGCGGGCAAGTAGCATATTGGGATCATGATTAAACAAGGCGCGCACGTCGGACATATCCGCGCCGTCAAATGCGCCCGCTTCTATCACTTCCTCAAATCCGCCTATATCGGTCGTGCTGTTAAATAAGGCCGCGTATCCAACGGCCTTGCCTTCTTCTTCCTCCATCGGTGCGTGAATGCTCCTTAACTCGCGATTATCTTCCATATCTTTTACTTTTTGTTCAGCCCAGCGAAGCATTGCATCCCCACCCCAAGCATCGTACATAATTGACCCGCATACTTCATTACCTTCTTCGTCAAAATATTGCCCGGTGTCATAGACCTTTGCGCGGCTTAAAAATGAATACGTGCGCACCGTGGTCTCGTGGCTGATGGTTTCCCGGTTTGCCAACTGGTTAGCGCGCGTCCATCCCACCGCCGTGCCACACTCGCTGCCGTTTTCGTCGCGGTGGCGGAGTGCCCGGCGCGCGTTGTTGCTCGCTGCTTCTGGATAGTCGTTATACGGCATCGGCTTCGCGTTGTTGTATTTCAAATAAATCTAACTGCCTCTGCCCGGCGGCCTCCGCCGTCGGCTGCGTTGGATCAACCATGTTCATAGGCACATAGTAGGCCTGGCCGCTGCCGTCTTCAATCGGATTATACCCCTCCTTTAGCCGCACTTCATCGCGGTTTAGGATACCCCACTTCATCATACTTTCAAGCCACTTGGAGCGGCTATCCAGGTCGGACATTGCAAGGTCGTCAACGTCAAAGAAGACCTGAAATACGCCTTGCTCATCCGCCGGGAATAGCTTAGTGTTTAGCTCGGCTTCAATGCGCTTGCACCAGGGCCGGATCGTATGCTGCCGGAAAAGCAGGCTAAGGTGTTCGATGTTGCTAAAGGTTGCCCTATCAAGGTCTTCCAAAAGGAATTGAGGCACGCCGAAAATCCGCGCTATATCTGATATGGTAAGTTTCTTTGTATCCGCTGCGCCCGCCTGCTGAGGGCTAAGTCCGATTTGCTGATATTCCATGCCTTCCTCCACAATCGCCACTTTACCGGAGTTGCCGCTGCCTGCATAGGTGCCCTGCCAGCTTTCCCGGAGCCGCTTGACCGCATCCGGGGTAAGGCGGCCCGGATGCTTTAGCACGCCGGAGATTGTCGCGCCGTCGCTAAAGAATTTAACAAGATATTGCTGATTAGCTAAGGCTAAACCAAAGTTATCGGCTAAGAATTTTATTACGTTTAGCCCGGTTATACCGTTCCAGGATATGCCGTTGATGTGAATGATATTTCCCGCCCGGATTTCCCGGATGCTTGGCTGCATTACCCCGGCGGTCGGATCGGAGATTTGTTCGATGTATTCGTACACGATTGCCTCGCTCTTGGTCTTCACCGTCACGCGGTCGGGTGCGAGGATGGTGTAATTTTTTGGGTATCCCGTGACGCGCTCCCGGTTGATTTCTGCGTATCCGTTGCCGTATAGCAAGGCATGGGTTACCAGGGTCTGAAAGAAATTGTACTTTGTATAGAGGGGCGAAGGTTGGAAGGCCATTTGCCGCTGTATCGGATGGCGCAGCGCAATGTCTTTGCCGCCGTCGGTGCGCATTTGCACCACGTTTACCGGGAGGGAGGCAATGGAATCGCTGATAATGTTAACCGCGCGCCATACGGTAGATAAAGACAAGACGGTGTCGGCGCTTACGGGCTGCTTTGTGTTTGTGGGCACGGCGGTGATGCGGCTAAGGAGCAGTTCATCCACCGCATTGCCTTGCAACATACGTTTTTCCTGGCTTTCGGCGCTCAGTGCGGTTTGAAATCCTAAAAACTGCTTTATGCCATCAAAAAAGCCCATTTGCACGATTTGAATACAAAAATCCTGCAATTAGCCGCTGTATTTTGCAAAGTTTGTTTGCATAAAATAAAAAACCGGATACCCGTTGCAGGCACCCGGCGAAAAAACGGAAAGTATGTTTAACGGATCACTTACGGATATGGTGCGGGCACGCAGCCCGGAATGATTCATAACTCTTGTACCTTTCTGGCAGTCGGTAC